ATGGTAGATGGGTTCGCACAACCTCAAGATGTACCTGTACCTAACACGGCAGGGTATCCTGAAAAAAATGTTAAAACAACAGGCGTAGTAACTCGTGGCAATGGTGCAGCAACTAAAGGCACAAAAGCTCGCGGCCCTATGGCGTAAGGATAAGCAATGACTTATACTGAGCTAGTCGCACAAATACAATCGTATACTGAAGATGAATACTCTACAGTAGATGTAAACACGTTTATAACTCAAGCTGAAAACAGAATCTTTAATGGAGTTAATCTTCCAGACTTAAGAAGAAATGATACAGGTACTATTAACGTTGGTAACAAATATTTAAATGTACCTGATGATTGGCTAGCTACTTATAGTTTAGCTTGTATTGATACCGCAACTAACGAATATACTTTTCTTATAAATAAAGACGTTAACTTTATTAGGCAATCCTTTCCTGATACTGATGCAGCTCACTACGGAAAACCTCAATATTATGCTGTCTTCGATGATACAACATTTATACTCGGCCCTACACCTGATACAGGCTATGGCGCTGAGCTTCATTACTTTTTTTATCCTGAGTCTATTACTACTGCCACTAGCGGTACGTCTTGGTTGGGAGATAATTATAGCTCCGTATTACTTTATGGTTCATTGTTGGAAGCGGCTACGTTCCTCAAGTCCGACCCAGAAACACTAGCAAACTACACTAATAGATATAATCAAGCCATGGTAGAACTAACTAGATTAGGAGAAGGTAAAAATACTCGCGATGCTTATCGTAGTGGACAAGCTAGAATACCTGTTAAAGGTAGAAGAGGGAGCGCAGTTTAATGGCAACTATTATACAAGGAATAACTAATACATTTGTTGCTAAATCATTAGCTGGTGATATAGATTTTGATACAGACACATTTAAAATAGCTCTGTACTCTGATGATGCTACATTAGATTCATCTACCTCTGCTTATACAACTACAAATGAAGTGGTAGGAACTGGATATGTTGCAGGGGGTAATACATTAACAGGAGCGACGGTAACTCAAGATGATACTGCAGACGTGGTATATATAACTTTTGATTCTCCTACTACTTGGACAGGCACATTTTCCGCAAGGGGAGCTTTAATATATAATAGCAGCTCTAGTAATTATTCTGTATGTGTATTAGATTTTGGATCAGTTAAAACTATTGCAGCTGAAACACTAACTGTAACATTACCTAGTAATACTGCAACAGAAGCACTTATACGATTTGAATAGAAAGGAATAAAATGACAGGAATATCTTCGGTAATATCCGATGCACCAGAAGTAACAGTAACAAATGCAAGACCATTAGAAAAAGACCTATATAAAAAAGTATGGGATATGCCAGAGTATAGAAAAGTTGCTCCTGGAGAAAAAGTAGCTCATGAGTTTTTAGCTCAAGCTAAACCTAAACAAGGCGCTACAGTTCTTGATTTAGGATGTGGTACAGGACGAGGTGGATTAAACCTAGCGTTCTTTGGTGGATTAGATGTGACTTTGGTTGACTTTGCGCCTAACTGTTTAGATGCAGATATAACACCAATGTTAGAAACACAGAAGCATGCGTTGAAATTTGTAGAAGCAGATTTATCAGAACCTTTACCGGTTCAAGCAGCTTATGGTTTTTGTACTGATGTGATGGAGCATATAAGACCTCATCATGTAGATAGAGTATTAAGTAATTGTTTGAGTGCAGCTCAACACGTGTTTTTTCAAATATCTACTGTTGATGATAAGGCAAGTGAATTGGTAGGACATAAATTGCATTTAACTGTACGCCCGTTTAAATGGTGGTTACAGAAGTTTAAAGAATTAGAATGTGCAATTCATTGGACTAAAGAAGTAGATGGTGCATGTTTATTTTATGTAAGTAATTGGATAAGTGGTGAAGATGTTGTAGAGGCAGGAACGGTTAATACTGATGATGAGCAAATAAAAAAGAATGTAGCTCATAATATTAAACAAGGTTTCTTACAAATACAACCACACCCAACTAATGATATAGAAGTTATGATTGTAGGAGGAGGCCCATCCTTACCACAACATACGGAAAAAATAAAGCAATTAAGGGCAAATGGTGTTAAACTTATAACTATTAATAATGCCTATAAATGGTGTTTAGATAATGGTTTAACTCCTTCTGCTATGGTCATGGTAGATGCAAGAAAGTTTAATGCACGATTTACCAAACCTGTAGTAGAAGATTGTAAGTATTTTATAGCATCACAGTGTCATCCAAGTGTATTTGATGGATTACCTAAAGATAGAACTTATATTTGGCACACACAAGCTGAAATGCTACAAGAATTATTAGATAAGCAGTATGAAACATGGTGGCCTGTACCTGGTGGATCAACAGTTCTTTTAAGGGCTATACCGTTGTTTAGGACATTAGGATTTAAACGATTTCACTTATTTGGGTGTGATTCATGTTTAGAAGATAATAAGCATCACGCATATGAGCAACTAGAAAATGATGGGCAGATAGTAATACCTGTAAACGTGAGCGGGAAAATATTTAACTGCAACCCTTGGATGCTATCTCAAGCCCAAGAGTTTATAGATTTAATTAGAATGGTAGGAGATGAGATAGAGTTAGAAGTTTATGGGGGTTTACTCCATCATATTTTAGAATCCGGTGCATCAATGGCCGATATTAAGGAGATTTAACATGGCAGCATCAGCATGGCAATTATATAACGAAGCCAAAAAATATATAGGGAACGGGAGCATTACACTAGGTGCTGGCGTTTTTAAAATGGTATTAGCTCAATCGGCTAGTAACGCTTCTACGTTTACGTTAAGTGCGTATTCAGAGATAACAAATGAAGTAGCGGCAGCGGGTGGGTATGTTACTGGGGGTAGAGATTTAGTACCCGCAACAGCTCAATGGACAGTGGGCGCATCAGCTAAACAAATGAAGTTTACTATGTCATCAGTAGGTTTAGCATTTACAGCTTCAGGAGCTAACTTAGTTAATATTAAGTATGCTATTTTACGTAACTCTACTGGAGCAACTGCAGGAAGACTATTATGTTGGTGTCAACTTTCTAGTTCTCAATTTACTGTAACTAGCCCTAACACATTAACTGTTTTACCCGCTGCTACTGGCATATTTACGTTAACATAAGGGGCTAGTAATGGCTACCGGCTGGGGACGAAGTACCTGGAGTTCAGGCCCTTGGGGCATGACTGAAGTTGAGATCACCCCCAGTGTAGGTGCATTAGCTTTATCAGGAACAGCACCAATAGTATTAGATGGTGTAATAATAACCCCTAGCGTAGGGGCTCTAGCATTGGCTGGAGTAGCACCAAGTTTAGTATCAGGCAAAGTAATAACTCCGGGTGTAGGAGCTTTAGCCTTAGCTGGAGTAGCACCAACGGTATCTTTGACTGCAATACGGATTCCAGGCACAGGGGCTTTGACCTTAGCTGGAATAGCACCAACAGCGTTACGAGGAAAAGTAATAGAACCAAGTGTGGGAGCGTTAACATTAGCTGGAATAGCACCTAATGTTGTAGCGTCACATATACAGATTCCTGCAACTGGGGCACTAACACTACAAGGGTTTGCACCAAGTTTATTAAGTGGCAGAGTAATAACTCCAAGTGTAGGGGCTTTAACTTTAGCAGGCATTGCACCAATTGTTACTGAAGGTAGAGTTATCACTCCAAATGTTGGAGCACTCGTATTAGCTGGAGTAGCACCAAGTGTAATTAGAGGAACAATAATAACACCACCTAGTGGCGCATTAGTATTACAAGGATACATATCTATTTTCAACAGCCCAGACTGGGTTATAATAGATACTACTCAAGACCCAGATTGGGTTATAATAGATACTACTCAAGTGCCTGATTGGACAGAGATAGTTACAGGATAAGGAAACAATATGTCAACATATTCAAATTTAAAGATAGAACTCATAGGAACTGGAGAGCAAGATGGTACTTGGGGAAACACGACTAATACTAACTTGGGCACTGCTCTAGAAGAAGCAATAGTAGGAACTGTAGATCAAGCAGTCACTGCTTCTAATTTAACGCTTGCTTTAACAGATTCAAATGCGACTCAAGTAGCTCGTCACTTACGCCTAAACCTTACAGGTAGTGCTGGTGGAGCATCAAATTTAGTTGTTCCTACATTAGCTAATGGTAAAAACTACTACATCAAAAACTCATCTAACACCGCTATTACAGTAAAGACTGCTAGCGGATCGGGTATTTTAGTACCTGCAGGTAAATCTGCATCTTTATATCAAGATGGTACAAACGTAGTTGAAGCCGCAGACTATTCATCAGCAGCGTATACTTTTGCTAGTGACATTACAGTCAACGGAGTTACTGTTGGTAAAGGAGCTAATTCTGTTGCAAATAATACAGTTCTTGGTGAAGATGCTTTAGATGCAGCGGTAACTGGAGATAACAATGTTGCAATAGGTAAGAGTGCTTTAAAAGCTAATACTTCAGGATATGACCAAACAGCAGCAGGTTATAGAGCTTTAACAACTAATACAACAGGATTTAGAAACACAGCCTTTGGATCAGATAGTTTATTATTAAATACAACAGGGTTTGATAATGCTGCTTTCGGTAAATCTGCAATGCAAGATAATACAGTAGGTGAGGCTAATACTGGTCTTGGTAATTATGCTTTAGCAAATAATACTACAGCAGATGGCAATGTAGCAGTAGGTTATAGTGCTTTATTTACAAATACAACAACTGGTTCTAACACAGCAATTGGTTATCAAGCTGGGTATAGCAGTCAAGCAGCAAATAATGTTGCTGTTGGTTATCAGGCTTCTTATAGTAATACTACTGGGAGTGGTCTAACTTCTGTTGGCTATCAAGCCTTAACTGCAAATACAACTGGAGCTGAAAATACAGCTATAGGCAGAAATGCTTTAACAGCTAATACGACAGGTGCTAGTAATACAGCTTTAGGAAGGGAAGCTTTATCAGCCAACACTACTGCGAGTCAAAACACCGCTGTTGGTATGTATGGATTAAGACAAACTACAACAGGCAGTAACAATGTTGCAATGGGATATGCTTCTTTAATTACAAACACAACAGGTATTGGCAATGTAGCTTTAGGTCATAATTCTTTATATGCAAATACTACTGCAGATAACAATGTTGCCATAGGTACAAATTCTTTAATATCCAACACAACAGGCGCTGCTAATACAGCAGTTGGTGCTTTAGCGTTAGATGCTAACACTACTGGTACTGAACTTACAGCTGTCGGCAAGAGTGCTTTAAGTGCAAGTACAGGTTCTTACAACACAGCAATGGGTTCAGGTGCTATGTCAAGTACCACCACAGCCACACATAATGCAGCATTTGGTCGTATTGCTTTAAGTTTAAATACGACAGGTTCTAATAATGTAGCTGTGGGTTCAAGAGCTTTATATGCAACTACTACTGCAAGTAGTAACAGTGCCGTAGGTGCAAATGCTTTAACAACTAACACTACAGGAGCAAGCAACACAGCTGTAGGTTCTTCTGCTTTATATGCCAACACTACTGGAGCTTCTAATACAGCTTTAGGTGCAAATGCTTTAACAGCTAATACTACTGCTGGGTTTAATGTAGCTGTAGGGGAAAGTGCTTTAGCGTCTAATACGACAGGTTCACAAAATATCGGTATTGGATATCTTGCGGCTAATAACACTACAACGGGTAGTCAAAATATAGCTATTGGGCGTAATTCGTTAATTACAAATTCTACAGGTAATAGTAATGTAGCTGTTGGGGATTTAACACTATCAGCTAATACTACAGGATCAATTAACACAGCAGTTGGTAAAGATGCTTTAAAATCTAATACAACAGCTTCTTCTAATACAGCAGTGGGTAGAGAAGCATTAAGAGATAACACAACTGGTTCTGATAATGTAGCAGTAGGTGTATCCACTTTATCAGGTAATGTAACAGGAACTGATAATGTTGCTGTAGGTGTTGCTGCTTTAAAAAATAATACTAATAGTTTTAACACAGCAATCGGTGATAAATGTA